TGAAGAAGTGGGCTGCAACTCCCTGTCTTTCTTTTCCCTTAATGGAGAACTCGATGACGGCACACCGACTATGAAGCGGTTGAATGATTTTGTTTTTGTAGTTGCAGGTGAAGATGAATCTGCAGTTACCAACAAACTCCTCAGTAAACGCCCGTAAGGCGAGTTGTACATCTGGGGTTGTGTTATCTGCCTCATCAATGATGACGACTTTGTGTCTTGCAGAAGACGAAAGCGATACGGTCGAAGCAAAGTTCTTCGCATTATTTCTGACGGTATCAAGGAATCGTCCTTCATCGGATCCGTTGATGACATAGTAGTCTGCTCCAAGTTCTTGGCATAGTGCTTTAGCGACAGTGGTCTTACCACATCCCGGAGGTCCAGACAACAGTAAGTTGGGAACCTCACCTTTATCTAGGAAATCCTGAAAGGTCTTCTTAATATTGTCAGGAAGTATACACTCTCCAATAGTCTTGGGTCGATATTTCTCAACCCATACAAAATCATCTCGCATGTTCTTTTTTCACCAAAGTAAATGAACCATCATCATTAGGAATCCATTCTAGCATATCTCCCTCTTTCCATCCAGTCACTTCTAGAATTTCTGGAGTAAAGGTTAAGATTCCATTTTTATCAACTGTCAAAGTAGTTTTCATACCCAGTCAGGTTTACGATGTGGAAGTTTAATATAGTTATCTGCTACCCATGGTTTAGATGCAATGTACATCTTATAGGCAGTGTAGATATCGATGCTTGTATCATACTTGAACTCATCAGGTCCTGCAAACACAAAAGGTTTAGGTCCCTCGCCAGAGCGTCCTGTGGGATCACCCGTGGGTAGGATCTCTTTTGCTGCACAGAGAGTCAAGAAGCAAGTATGAACTTTACCATAGCGAGCGGCATACTCTTCACACAGGGCGAACCCATGTGCGAGTAACCACTGCCAGTTCATGACAAAATCATTCGCCCACTTGGTACATGGGTGGTTACGAAAAGCACCCTTCTCAGTAGCATAGGGAGTGCCGTCTGCTTTGGGAAGGGTGCCAAAACCATGACCCCATTTCTCAGAGCATACAATAGCAAGCATCTGACAGGTTTCCAAGGGCATCTTGACGATGTGCTTATCAGGGAGAACCCTGGCAGACTCGTATGGACTAGGGTCAGTTACAAAGATGTTCATAACAATTTTGACAGAGAAATCGTCAATAGGAATACTAACATTATAACCACATCCCAAGACTTTGTGCGAACAAAGTAAGGAACTGAAATAAAATCAGCAATGAAATGAGCCATTACACCCATCATCACGTCAACATGAATAACAATAAAATAGGCAACAATCGCAAGAGAACTGCCTATTACTCTCATCCAAACATCAATTGAAGAACGAGTCAGGTTCAAGGGCAATGTAATACGTGACATCGACATTTTGATTACTGAACCGAGATAAAAGTTTTGAAGATACTACTACATCATAAGAACCAGGAACAATCTTCAGATTCTCTTCCTTAAAGTTGAAAATAAAATCATCTTGGGTTTCACCTACAATGATAGAGAAGTCATTAGAAGTATCATTCTTCTTATCGCGAGCTACCATTTTGACGACACCGTTCTCACCGATAGCAGAAATATCAGGAAGTTGATATACAGATGCTGCCTTCTTAAGTTTCTCAAGTTGTTGACTGCTCAATGTAAAGCACACATCCTCAGTTGGGAGAGAAATCTCCTTATCAGGAGGGCAAGCAATCACTGAAGGATCGGCAAAGAAATACTTAGAACGCATCTTACCTTCTTTGATGACAACAAAATCATTACTAGTAAAATCTAGTTCAGGATTATGGTGCAGTGAAAGTCCGTTGAGAAACTGATTAAGGTCATAGATTCCAAAGTCTTTGGAAAACTCTTCAACGATAGTTGCTTCAACCAAAATGTTCTTCAGTACAGAAATAGAACGCAACTTACTACCCTGCTTGAACAGGATTGATGGATTGATTGTTGAAAAGTTCTTGAGAAGGTTGACAGTAGATTCGGATAGTTTCATGGTTTTTGATTTGAGTTTCATATCACTGAGGATAGGTTTCGCGGTTTGCGTTTTTATCGTTGAAATGCATTAGAAGAACAGCATAATGCAGAATCTTCATAATGTCACGACGGGCAGTTCCCTTCTTATCATATCGTGATGCATACTTAAGAATGTTGCTGCGACAGAATGCCTCACCATCACCACATGCTTCAATAAGATCAAGAGTCTGAATCTTATCAGAACCAGCAGAATAATGCTGGTCATATGTTCTACCAATGTATTCTTGTAACTCTTTAATGATTACATCTTCATCATACTTTCTTCTGTTATTAGTGGATGATGGACGAGCAGCAGGCGGATTAAAATCAAAACTAATAACGTCTTGCCCTCCCACTACTGTCGGTGTTGATTGTGCTGCTTGTGCTGCTCCAAAACTAATCGTATCTGAAGAATCACTTCCAGACATACCAGCAAGAATGTAGTCTCCAGCTCCCCAGAAAGATTGATAATCCTTCGATGATGCTTCACTTACTGAACTAAATGGATTTGCTCTGTTAATATCGTTTCTATCATACTCATAATAATGTTTTGACTTCATACCATCTTCGTATCGATCTTCAAAATTTTCACTCATTTTCAATTCCTCATAAAGTAAAGACCAGGCATTCATTCGGGGAGACATATTTACCTCCCCATATTATATCAAATATTAGAACCCCCGTCAATTGCATAGATTTTATCGGTGTTCATCTGAAAGTCAACATCAACTTTATCATAAAGTTCCAAGAAAGATGCTTTGGTTTCTTCATCAAAACGATTTACACAAACTTGAATTGCTTTTGACTTATCACCAAAAATACTATAGGCACGAATGATGTGGACCAACCGACGAGTACTAATGACTTCTTCAATGCCCCCATCAAAGAATGTCTTACGAATGATGTCTGCCCAATCAACAAGGTTCTTACAGAACTTATTATCATCAATACCAAGATCTGAAGAGATGCCTTCTAAGATCTTCTGCTCGGTAGAAGGTGTTGGATAAGACTGTTCAAAGGTTACGCAGAAGCGTTCTAAGAATGCTTCATTGAGAACGTTAGTTCCAATAAAGCGACCGTCATCGCTGCCTTTACCTTTAGTATTTGCAGTTGCAATAACATTGAATCCCTCCATGGGTTTAACAAACAATCCAGTCTTCTTCAGGAAAACACCTTTACCTTCAAGAATAGATTGTAAGCAAAGAATTTTATTAGAAGCAAGGTCAACTTCATCTAAAAGCAACACAGCTCCACGTTCCAAAGCTTCGATGACAGGACCGTTATGCCAAACAGTTTCGCCATTAATAAGACGAAACCCACCAATAAGATCGTCTTCATCAGTTTCGATGGTAATGTTGACACGAATCAGTTCCCTCTTGAGTTGAGCACATGCTTGTTCAACACAGAAGGTTTTGCCATTCCCCGAAAGACCTGTGATAAACGTAGGATAGAATAAACCGGACTGAATAATCTTCTTAACATCACCAAACGTACCAAACTTGACGAAAGTATCATCTTTTTCAGGAATAAGAGTCTGTTCGATAGGAGGAGTAGAAGAAGGTGCTTGATATGATTGTTCCAGTTTTTCTTGAGCAGTGAGATTCCAGCGACCACGACCAGACTTATATGTATCAAGTTTTTTAGAAACCGTCTGATAAGTGCTCCCATTCATACTGCACCATGCACGAACATCAGCAGCAGTGATTGAATCACCATAAAGATTTTGAAGGGACGTAACGACGTATTCAGTAGAAAGAGCCATGTGCTTGGTTTGTTCAACAAAGATATTATAGGACAAAGGAGGTCAATTTCCCCCCTCGTTTGGACAGTTTAATGGGTGGTCAGCAGACCAGATCCATGAACTGACTCAGCACTTTTTTATTTAGTGCTTTTGCTTTAAGATTCTTAACAAATGCAGATTTAATTTTTGCCTTAGATGCTCCCTCATCCACATCAAAATCAGTATCCATATGAAGAGAACTTGTAAGGATACCAAAGTACTTAGTATATCCAGAATCTTTAATAGTAAAAGATTTTTCTTT